GCCTTGCAGATCAGCCAGGGTCGCTCGACCAGGACCACGGCGTCCATCTCGCCCAGCACCGTGACCACGTTCGACTTCATGCCGAGCGCTTCAGTCGCCCGCACGTTTGCCTGCTCACCCACAAACAGCGTCGTGCTCGACGAGAAATCACCCACAACCGCGGTGCCGGCGGCGACTGACGGCAGCTTGATGATCGGGTAGCCCGCGATGCTATTGGCTGTCACCAGCGGGTTGTAGACGCTCAGTTGCGCGTTCAGCAACAGCGCAACGTCGGTCGGGTTCATCAGGATCCCATCCACGACGCCGCCGTTTCCTTCCACAATGCCGATGGCCACGATGATCTGGCCGAGCAGCGTTGTGGGCGTGGCACCGACGGTCTGTGACACTTGCCCGATGATGCCCAGCATCTGCGGGGCCGTGGCCGGCGCGACGACGGTGCCCGTTCCGGCGACGACGCGCGCCTGAACTTTCGCCAGCACGCCGTTGAGCAGCTCGTTGTCGATCACCGCGCGCAGGGTTGGCAAGGCGCGCAGGATCTGGCGCGGCACTTCCTTCCAATGCGCGATCGTCGACATCTGCACCGTGGCGATCGTGCCGGAGTTGGTCGACTCGGCCTTGGCCTCGGCGAACGCCTGCTCGCGCGCGTTGTTCGTGAAGGTCAAGGGCAGGTAGGGCACCACGAGGTCATTCCACGGCACGGTGTTCAAGAATGACAGCAAGGGGAACTTGAGCCCGGCCTCGAGCGGCGCGATGATCCGCACGTCGCCGTGCGCCTGGGCGATATTGCCGGGGACAAACGCGGCCTTCCTCTCGAGGAACGGGTAGAGCGTCGCGACCGGCATCGGCTCGGTGACGTTGTAGTAATTGTTGCGCGGGTTCTTGAACTCGCGGCTGTCAACCAGGTAGTCGCTGATTGACTTGTGCTCGGTCTGTCCCGGCTTGCCCGTGCTCGGCACGTCATAGCGGGCGCGGGCGGGCTGGATCGGATCGGTCAGGCCATCATAGCCGGCCTGGGCTTCGAGCGCCTTCGTCTCGCGCTCGATCGACTTGTCGTACTCGGTTTTCATCCCGCCAAGCTCGACAACCAACGTGTCGATACGGGACTTGTGTTCCGGGGTCTGTTCGTCCAGCTCGTTGAGCTCCCGAAGCTCGTCCAGCTTCGGGCGCATCTCGGACTTAAGTCTGGCCGCGTATGCTGACATTGGACACCTCGTAGATTGTGCTGACTTCGGAGAGAAGGTCATCAATCGCTGACGAGGTGCGTGCTGGCTGGACCAGCGGGGCGGGCTCGATCAATCGGATTGTATCAGGGATTAACTCGGCAAGGATGGCGGCCATCTGGCGTAATGCCGTCAGATCGGCGTGGCTTCCATGCCGCCAGCCGGCTTTGAACTCTTCCAACGCTTCCAACACCTTGACGCCCAGGCGCGTGCGGGTTGCCGCGTTCATGGCGTGGCCCGGGAGCGTGGTGCTGATTTCGTAGAGCGCCAGCTCCTTGATCCGGCGTGCTTTGCGGCCGTCCGGTCGCGTCTCACGCGCCACGTCAAGGGCGCGATAGCCGATGCTTGCGCCGTAGGGGATGCCTTCCTTGAGGCCATCGTAGACCTCGGCGCCGCGACCGCTTTTCAAGTAGCGCGAGACGCAGGCGACGCCACCGGTTGCCTCGGGGTACTGCTGTTGCACGTCGGTCGGCAGCTCGGCACGCCGCAACGTCTGAAAGTCCATGATCCGGGCGATCGCGGGGGAATGAAGGTCATGCATAAAAATATGCGGGATCTTCTCGCGCCGATGGTTGATCGTCCGCTTGAACGCGGTCACCTCGGCAATATCCCCACCATCGTCCAGGTTATCCACGCTGAACAAGGTTGTGACGTCCCTGTTGTCTATGTCGAGCACGGCCGTCGCAATGTCGGCTTTGTATTCCATGCGCCCGGTGTCCAGGCTTTGCAGCGCGGCCAGCGCCTCGGCCGCGCGTAGGTCATCACTCATGCCAGTACCTCCGCAAGAATAGGGGCCATGTCACATACGCATGCCGGATGCGCGGGCAGCTCGGGCGCGCTGTCCAGCGGGTAGCGCTTGCCATCCCTGGCCTGGCAGTCGGGACACGGATCCGGCCCGGTCAGCCATTCGAGCTCAGAGACCACGCCGCTTGCCTGGTAGGCGTCTCGTGCAGCCGTTGAGCTTGCGACCGCAAGCTCGGTGCGCGTGATCAGCGGCGCGCGTGCTGTGGACCGCTCGAAGCCCAGCTCGGCCAGGGCCGCGGCAATCTCGGCATCGGTCTGTTGCTCGGTCGCGCCCTTGAGAATCAGGTCGGTGATCTCCTGCTTGGTCGTGTCCGAGATGCCTTTGCAGCGCTCGGCTAGCAGGTCGACCGCGCTGGTCACGTCGCCCGAATCAATCACCGCTGGAAAATCAATGCGCTGCGCTGCTGATTTCCATGAATCACCATACGCTTTGCGCTCGTGCGGTCCCAGCACGCCGAAGAGCGCGATGCCACTGTCCAACTGCTCCCCGATCTCGCGGATCACCGCGTCGGCGCCCTGGTTGTTGCCGGCGATCCACAGCCTGCGGGCTTTTGCGTACTGATCCTTGAGGTACTTCGTCACGTCGGCATCAAGACGCGCAGAGGGCTTCGGCGCTGCCTTGGTGTCGCGGATATGGAGGAACGAGGGCACCTGGCCCGGTGGCAGCGCCTTCGTCGCACCCGTCGCCGGCTCGTCTCCCGTGGTCACGGGCGGGGTGCTCGGTGGCACCTGCCAGGGCACCGGTGGCGCGGGCGGCGCCTTGAAGATGTCGCCGTCAGGATGCGCGGCCAGGCCCATCACCGCGCGCAGCTCGTTCATGGTCACGGCGCCGGCGTCATAGGCGTCACGGTACAACGTGATCTTGGCGTCGACGTCTTCCTGGTACGGTCCCAGGCCGGACGGATCGAATCTGCACCGGACGATCCCGAGCAGCACGTCGTCGGCGTCTTCATAGAGCGTCAGGAGGGACCAGTTGATCCACTCGGCCCACTCTTTGAGCAGGGGCAGCGCGGTCGCGTCCCAGAAGGAGGACCAGGCTTCCTGGAGGTTCGAATAGGTTGCTTTGAGCAGGCCGGCGTAGGCATAGATGATCAGCGGGGGGACGCCGAAACACATGCAGATCCGCGTCTCGATGAACATGCGCAGCGTTTCGTTGTCCAGCTCGTTGAGCGACACGCCGAGCCGCGTATAGCTCTCGATGTTCTCATCGAAAATGGCAGGACCGCCGGCCGCCATGCCCGACGGTCCGAAGCGTTCCATCCACTTCACGCGGAAGGCATCCGTCAGCGTCTCCGACCAGCTGCCGCGCACCTTGACGATGCCGGAGGGCACGCCGGCATTGGAGAAGAAGCCGCGCATGAAGTCGTTGGATAACTGGTCCGCTTCCACCGAGCCCAGCGCGGCGATCAGCGGCGGCACATCGGCCCAATCGACGGCCCGCCTGACAATCAGCTGATCGGGCGCAAAGATGACGACCGGGCCATCCGGCGGGCGCCAGTCGTAGGAGACAAGCTGGCCATCCTCATAGCGCTCGGTGATGTAGACCGGGTTGAGCGGATTGAGGCCGCGCAGGGCCCCGGATGCGCTGCCGCGGATTGGCTCGATGTACAGCCGGCCGATGCTCGAGTAGCTTGCCTCGAGGCAGCGCCAGAGCGTCGCCGTGTCGAGGTTGGGACCAGGGCGCCTGAGCAGGCCGGTCAGCTCGTGCTCGTGGTCGACGACATAGGTGCCGTCCGGCTGGCGGCGCTCGACGAGGAAGGCGGGCGAGATCAGCACCTTCATGCGCTCGCGCATGCAGGCATAGACGATCTCATTCAGGCTCAGCTGGCCGAGCAGACTTGCGGGTGAGGTATCGAGCATCCGCACGGTCTGACCGTCCACCCCGACCGCCCAGCCGCGCTTCTCGACGCCCTGCAGGAGTGAGAGGGTCGACGACGCCAGCGAGCGCAGCGTGCCGCCGACGGCGCTGAACGTGGCATCTCGCGTGCGTGACCGCGCGGCTTTCGTAAGCCGCTCCCGGGTGAATGTGGCCAGGCTTCTACTCGTCATGTTTCACCAGATCCCCGCTGATGCGCCGTACTGCAGGCCGAGGTCGGTTGCCGCGAACACCATAGCGTCGAGACGATTCGGGCTCTTGCCCGTCCCGTCGTAGCTCACCATCTCAGATTCGAGGCCATCCACGACGCCGGCCATGTGCAGGCGTCCATGCTCGGAGAGGGCGGCGATTGGATCGGCGCGCACCAGCTTACCGCGGCTCGCATGGACCAGATAGACGAACGGGGCACCATCGACCGTCTCGATCGTATGGGCCACCATGTCGCCACCAAAGTTGCTCTCGGCGACGATCCGGTTGGCCTGCCAGCGCTGGTACGCTGCCACGGCCTGGCCAGCCCAGCGGCCGGGGCTGCCCTGGATCGTGCAATCCTCGAGCACGTAGCCGTGGCCGTCCACGCCCTTGCCGACGACGACAATGCCGCAGGCGTCGCCGCCGGCGGATCCGGTGGGATCGACGCCGACGGTGATCTTGACCATCTCAGGCACTTTCGAGACGCGCGTCTCGTCGAGCAGCTTCCTGGTCCACAGCGCGCCTGGCACATCCTCGAGGTCTTCGGCGTCGATCTCCTGCTTGATGCTCTGCTGGGTCATGTCCTGCGCGAGCTCGGCGACCGCGTCCTGTGAGATATGCGGGTTGTCGCGCGACGTGAAGTGAAACGCCCCCCAGCGACCCGTGGTGTCGTCTGCCGCCTTCGCGAACAGCTTGGAGGCGTGGCGCGGGTCGTCGGCGCGCGACAGGTGCCTGGTGCGTCTGCTCGGCGGGGTGTAGATGAACACGGCATCGCCGTCGTTGTCGAGCAGCATCGGGGCGCCCACGTCCTGCCAGGCGCCCTCGTGCATCAGCATGTACTCGTCGAGGATCAGCAGATCGGCGTAATCGCCCCTGAGCGTGTCCGCGTTGAAGGCGGTCTTGCACCTTATGCGGTTTTCGGTGCCCCGCTTCTCGAGGTAGCGGCGCGTTTCGTTCTTTTTGTACAGCCCGCGCTCGATCGCCAGCGCAAACGTCGAGGTGACCTCGTACCAGAACTTGTCGGCCTGGTCGTCGGTTGGGACGGCATACAAGACGCGCTTGCCCTCCAGGAAGGCGCGACAGGCGAGAATCGCGACGCCCGTGGTCTTGCCACCCCTGCGGCCGGCTCGAATGACTTTGCGCTTGTATGCTGAATAGACGAAATCAGCTTGCTTCGGATGCGGGATCTTCAAGCTCCATGGCTCGCTCGCTGGGAGGATTGAGCGCGGCGTAGAGCTGGATGGCATAGCTGCCAACGGTGCGAGCAAGATCCCCAAGTTCCTCGGCATTTCGCTGCATGAGCCACTCGCGCGTCTGGATTTGGCCTGAGATGGCACTAAGCGCCCCCAACATATCTTCGAGTGTGTTCAAGGCAAGTAGCGCCGCTCGCTGCTTGCGCGCCGTTACATAACTCACATCGGCCAGGACCTGCGGGCCGCGCGCCACGATCGTCGAGACGTGCGCCGGTGTCAGGTCGTGCGCGGCCGCGACAATGGCGGTCGGCAGCACCATCGCCTCAGCCCGGATCTGTTCACGTTCCTCTGGTGACAGGCTGGGCCCGCGCTTGCCAGGCATTCATCCGATCCTCTCGACGACCGTCGCCGTGATGAACCCGACGCCGGACGAGGCGTGGACCCATTGGTCATCGCCGTCGATCGGTTCGCCGAACTTGATGCTATCGGCCAGGAACTCGGTGCCCGCGTCGACGTAGCCGACGATCGGAAAGACGCGCGCCGGACCCTCACGGACCACGGAGCGGTCATACCTGACCCGGTAGCGCCGGCCGTAGGCGTCAAGCGAGACGGCCCCGGCAGCGCAGCGCGCCACCAGCTCGTCGATCGTGGTACAGCGCGCATCCGAGCGGTAGTCCGGATCGATCGCTGCCACGGCCTGGCTGTGCATGATCAGGTGCTCGGCATCACGCGGGATGCCATAGAGCGCGCCATACTCGTTGAGCAGGGCGGCCATCGTCGCCAGCTGCGGCTCAGTCGCCGGCGTGCCGTCACAGGCGCCGTCCAGCTCGATGCCGAGCATCAGGCTGTTGACCTCACCGCCGTCCATCTGCACGCCGTCGATCCAGATCCGCGTATTCACGCCCGCATGAAACGCGACATATTGGTCCGCGTCGAGGTAGCGATAGCGCACGCCGTCGCGCCCGATCAGGTCGTGATAGCTGGTCCCTGGTGGATTCTTGAGGTTGTAGTTGAGCGTGCCGGCGGGGTTGTCGGGATTGGGCGATTGCGTCTCATGGACAATCACGCCGAGCCAGGGCGCATGCCCCGGCGATTTGTTGGCGGTCTTGTTGAGCCATTCGGTGTTGGTGGTGTAGCTCATGCGCCCCGTCCCCGATCAGAGAACCCAGGCGCGCCGCCTTCCCGACTGCATAGTTGACGCGCCCGGATTTGACTACTCATGTCAGCGGCCTTGCCGATTCCCCTGCGCGTCCACAGGGAATGGCGACCGCTTGACGGCTCAACTGTAGCACAAGGTTGCGCCATTTCCTAGTATTTTGTGACATGGTCTGTCGCGGACTCTGAGGATTCTATAGATTCTGTGGACGGTTTATCTCGTGAGAATGTTCATTCTCAGGAGTTACGTGCTACAGTGGCACCGACGCAGGAGATCGCTATGCGCCTTTGTCTCACTGTCGCCGTTCTGCTCATCGCCGCGTTCGGCGCCCGCGCCATCCTGATTGCCGGGTCCGAGGCCAGGCCGACGGCGGCGATCTGCTACGCCTTCGACGGCTCGACGGTTGAGACAACCTACCTCGACGGCGGCTTGCACTACTATCCCGCGCCTGTGAGCAGCAGCGTCAATCCAGTGCCGGACTCGCCGGATTTCATCATCGGCACGACGACGCGCTTTATCTACACCGGGCATCTGGTGTATTTGCCCGAGGTCCAGCGTTAAACGAACCAGCCCCGAGTCATTGACTCGGGGCTGTGGCGAGGCGAGGGGACCAGCCGGCGGCTAGTCTACCATGCTCTGGCTGGCCTGCTCACCTCTTTGCCGCGCGATAGCCGGCGGCCTCGGCATCGGCTGCCGTTGCGAAACATTGCTCGGGGTTCGTGCGGCTATATGAGCTGCTCCCCGGACGATGATAGATCCACTCGTCGCCCTGATTGCCCTTGATCGGGAAATCGGCCGGGCAGTCGTCGCCCAGCGGCCGGGCCGCGCCGTGTGCAGCTGCAGGTGCTGAAGTTTCAGCAGGTGCGGAAGTTTCAGCAGGCGCTGGTGCATCAGCGGGCACGACGTCGACGACGGGCTCGAGCGTCGCGGTGGGAGCAAGGTCCACAAGACGCTCGAGCGTCGCGGTAGGAACTGCGGCCGACCTGGGCGCGGCCGGCGCCGTCGGCGCGAGCAGGCCGCACAGCATGACCAGGCCGAAGAGCGGCCCGACGATCCAGGCCACCTTGCGCATGCCCGTCGCGGCACGCACACGGCGCATATAGCCGCGCGGGGCGGCGATCAGGGTACGAATCACACGGTCAAACATTAATAGCTCCTCACTGAGTACAGAACCAAACAGCGCACGAGTCGGAGTCTACCGACTCGTGCGCTGGCGGTCTTGGGAACGGATAAGAGTGTGCTGAGGGGACGCTGAGAAGCCTACCAGGCCCCTACGCGCTGCGGGCGGCCGTCGTCGTCAAACAGGACAAAACGCGCGGGCACAAAACGCGCGTCCGGCGCGAGCTCGAGCAGCGCCGGCAGCTCGGCGCATGCAGCCACAAATGCCTGCTCGTCGGTCAGGCCCTGCTCGACGATCAATTCGTGCATGAGGTCGAGCAGCTCTTCCAGGTCTGCGTAGGCATCAAGGGTGATCATCAGGCGGCCCACAGGTCATCGGCCAGCGCCTGCAATCGGGGGTCGACGTCCATCACGCGCGCCGCGCCCAGCTTGAACGGTGCCGCCGGCGCATCCTGGCTTTGCACCTGGTCGTACCACTCATCGCCGGCGCGAGCATCGCCGAGCAGCCGCGTATCCTCGAAGGCATCAAAGGGACCGTCCAAGAATGAGCCAGCGGGGAGGGCTTCCTCGCAGATCGGCAGCGGGAGGACCGCAACGGGGTCCACGCCGGCAGCCGCGAGCGTCGACAGGATGCGCCAGGCGCCGATGTGCCAGCACACGCCGCGCGTTGTCTCGCAGCTGCACGACTCGCCATCGCACAGATGCACGTCGTTCTTGTGGCTGTAGCTTACGATGTGCAGCACGCCCTCGTCGACGCGCCACGCCTGCGACATGAGCCGCGTTTCCGCCTTTTCGAGCGCGCGATGCAACGACGCATCTGCCGGGTGGCATATGCGGACCAGCATACTCGCGCTGGTGAGAAGTTGCGCCGTGATCACCGTCTGCCGTACCATCTGTGTCATTATATACCCCTTCCTTAGTGATAACGACTATACCACGTCTATTATCGCGTGTAAAGGGGTTTACGTATGATAACGGTTCTCAATTGACAAGCGGTTGGCCGGGCGGTATGCTGTTCCCTATCGCAAAGGGGTTGCTCATGATGAACGATGAGCTGTTGAGCGCATCGCAGGCAGCCGACTACCTCGGCGTCAGCCGCGTCCGGATCAATCAGCTGGCAAACCTGGGACGGATCAAGCGCGAGGAAATCGGCGGCTACTATCTGTATCGCCGCTCGGAGCTTGACCGGTGGCGGGAGTCGCCCAAGAGTGTTGGAGGTCGCCCAAAAAATCAGCCGAGTAGTGTAGAAATAAACAGAGGGCCTGAGTACGTAAGCGTCTAAAGCTCAATACGTACTCAGGCCCTCTGTTGTGTCTGCGCTGCTTTCTTGACCGGAGCCCAGCACAGGCACGACCCCCTGGCTCAGTACCCCTTGCGGCGCACCTTACCAAGTGAACAGAATGATCGTCCGGGCGATAAGGTCTGCCCGGACAGCAATTTGCGCGCCGCCGGGACGGTCCGCGGCGCGCTCATGCATCCAGTGGTGAGCCATATAGGACTCGAACCTATAACCAACTGATTAAGAGGATTCGGGTCATTCAGTCCGCGGCCGGCAGCGCGTAGCGCAGCGGGTTGACCTGGCGCTTGCGATCGCGGAGCTCATCATCCGCCAGCTGGGCGTAGTGCGCGCTCATGGCGATGTCTTCATGGCCCAGCAGCCGGCGCAATGATTCCAGATCGCCGCCGGCGCGCAGGTAGTTCTTCGCAAACGTCGCGCGGAAGCTATGCACCAGGCGGCGCACGTCGCCCCGAATCCCGGCCTCGAGGGCGCGCCGCTCGATCACCTGATGGACGCCGTAGATCGTAAGTGGCCCCTTGCGGCCATACCAGAGAGCCGGGGTATCATCGGTGCGCTCCCCGATCATCTCCTCGAGGAGCTCGAGCGTCTCAGGCTCGAGCCAGCCCTGGCGCGGCTTGTTTCCTTTTCCGATGACAGTGAACTCGCCTGATGTCCAATCGATGTCACGTCGCCGAAGTGACACGAGCTCCGACACGCGCAGCCCGGTATCCAAGAGCATCACGATGATCGCGCGATCGCGCGTCTTGCACACGGCCAGCAACTGCGCGATCTGTTGGGGCCGGTAGGACGCCGGCCGCGTCTTGGGCACCTTCGGCGCCAGCTTGCGCGCCGGGTTTGTGTCCAGCAGCTCCTCATCCACCAGCCACGAGCAGAACACGCTCACATCTCGGAAGTAGGCGGCGACGGTCGTCTTGCTCAGTGTCTCATCCGCCTGGAGATGGCCGAGATAGCCGCGCAGCGTGGCGCGCGTGATGTCATCGTCGCCCAGCCAGGTCGTGAAGTAGGACAGGCGCTGCCGGTAGGTGCTGATGGTCCGCCGCGAGAGGCCGGCGGCGATTTTGGCGTCGAGAAATGACTCGACCAGGACGCGGGTCGAGGTGGAAATGGTGCTGACAACCACGGCGATCTTCTCCCACAAACGTGTGGGAAAGTCGCGCGCCGGGTGTATCTACAAGACTCAGGACGGGAGCATGGTGCGCCGGCAGTAAGGGCAAGTCCCGGCCGTGCATCACCTCGTCGCTAGTGTACTCGGGATTGTCGCTCGTTGGGTGAAAGGAGGGCGCACGGCGGGAGCACTCCTGGGCCGCGAGTGAGTGCAAGTCCCGCGCGGCCCAGGACATTGACCTCCTGACTTTTCCCCCCAGGAGGCTGCACGGATTATACCGATGGGCGCGCCATGCGCCAAACTTAACGACAGCCGCCTCGACGGGGAAAACGTCGAGGCGGCTTAGATTCAGGATTTGTTATGCTGAATAGTACCATACCGCGCGACGTTGTTAATGCTCAACCTCGACCAAAGACCAGGACCCGCCAGGCCCAGGCATTTCGCACTGGCGAGACCGTCCTCGACGGATCGACGCACGGCGTCGGCCTGCTCTTGTTTTATAAGTACCTTGTTGCCCGCTGTTTCACGGAGTCGAGCTGCGCGCTGTCCACGATGGACTGTGCGTGTGATAACAATGTCGATCCGCGCACCATCCGGCGCTATGGGCCGATGCTTGAGACGCTCGGCCTCGTTCGGCGTGCTCCCCTTCGGCGTGGGGTGTGGCGCTACACCATCACGGCCTATGAGCCCGAGGTCGAGCCGATCGCGCCCGCGCTTGCGCCTGTTCCGGAAGTCGTGGCGATCGAGCCCGATCCCTTCTTTTTGTCGCCTCCAAACGGATCGATCGATCCGGATAAGCGGATCGATCGATCCGTTTCATCCTTTAACGGATCAAGAGATCATCAAGGAGAGGCATCCGGGCCAGGCGGCGATCCTGGTTTGGTCGGAGAGGGTTTTTTCAGCCGGGAGGAAGCCGGGAACGCGGAGACAATCGCCTTGCTTCGTGCCGAGCGCGTCTCGCCGGCGATGTGCCGCCAGCTCGCGTGTCTCCCGCCGTCGTATGTCCGCGAGCAGATCGGCGCCGCCCGGCGGTGCGGCCGCGGGCGCGACTGGCCAGCCTTCCTGGTGGGCGTGCTGCGCACCGGTGGGGTGTGGGGTTTGTCGGGCTCTCACCCGACGGTGCGGCACGAGCCGCCCGGCCATAATGCGCCGCCGGCGGCGCTGCCTGGCATCTGTCCAGCGTGCGGCGGTATCTTACCGGGTGAGTGGCAGGGGAATTGCCCGAAGTGTCACCCGGAGTTGTTTGAGCGTGTGGGAGATGTGCCATGATGAGTGACGAAGAAATGATCGCCCGGATCGCGGAACGGCTGCGTCCGCCTGGTCCGCCCACCATCGGCCCGTGCCCACGCTGTGGCCAGCCTGCAGAGTATCTCAGCCCCGATGGTGTGCTTGTGCTCTGTCCAATCTGCGCGCCGCTGGCCCTTGAGGCCATGCGCCGGCAAGCGATGGAGGGTGACTGATGAGCAAGTGGATCAGGTACAGGATCGCGGATCTTGTCGAAGCAACACCAGGCTGGATCAGGCGCTGGTACTACTGGCGCACGCTGGGCAGGCAATGAGCGCCTGGTTTCGCGCCCACCGGCATTTGTACCCGGCAAATTGGGACGAGATCGCCGCTGGTGTGAAGGCCGCGGCTGGCCACCGCTGCGCGGCGTGCGAGAGCCCCGGCGATGGGCGGAACAGTCTCGGCGTGCATCATGTGAACATGACGCCTGGGGATTGCCAGCCGTCGAACCTGGTGGCGCTGTGCTGGTCGTGCCACACGGCCGCGCATCGCTTGCGCCCGCGTCCTGTGACCAGAGACGAAACGATTGCACGGTTGCGCCGGCGGCACGAGCTCGAGATCGGCCAGTTGTGCCTCGCGCTCCGGATCCAACCCTGATGCCGACGAAAACGAGCCACATCACGCGCATCTTTGAGCGCCTGGTCAGAGAGAGCCGGCGAACGCGCATGATCACCCGCGCATCGCTCACCCACGGCGCGCAGCTGGCGGTCCTGGTGGACCTCGGCACGATCACGCTCACGATCAAGCGCCAGAATCAGCCGCTGGGTGAGCGCGAGCTCGTGACCTTCCGACGGGATTGCGGCGTGCCGGAGGATGCCGAGGTTCTCACGCCCGAGATGCAAGGAACGCGCTTTATTGCCGTGCGGGTTGAGTACGAGGATGGCACGACGGCGATCGAGCAAGAGACGTGGCGCTATGTAACCTGGCGCTGGAAGGATGAAGCATGATGATCCTGACACCGTATACGCTGATGCCGGCATTGGTCCTGGATCTGGACGGAACGATCCGATTGAGCAAGAGTGGCGATTTCATCAACGGCCCCGGCGATGTCGCCCTGTTCGGCGATGTCGAGGCGAAGCTATGGGAGTATCGAGAGAAGGGGTTCATCATCTGCGGCGTCTCCAACCAGGGCGGCGTTGCCTTCGGCTACAAACTGCCGTTTGATGCTGAGGCTGAGCTTGATGCAATGCTCGCGCTGTTCTCGCGGCCCCCATTCCATATCATCAAGCAGGCATACCATCATCCGAAAGGAACCGTTCATCCCTGGAATTATCGTTCCCTGCTTCGGAAGCCGGACATCGGCATGCTGGTGCTGTGCGAGATCGACGCGTGGGAGGCCCATATCGTGATCGATTGGGATGCAAGCCTGATGGTCGGTGATCGTCAGGAAGATCGGGAGTGTGCCGAGCGCGCCGGTATCACGTTTCAAGACGCGAACGATTTTTTTGGAAGGATGGGCAGTGAGCACCATCGCGCCGCCATCTGAGGTCTTCATCCTGCCCGATCTCGGCTGGTCCTGCCTGCTCGGGCCGATTGCACATGATGCGCGGCCGGGCGCGGTGCTTGTGACCTACAGCGCGGCGATGCGCGACCTGTGCGAGCAGACGCTGGCGGCGCTTGGACGGACTGACGTGACAGTGGAATTGCGACCAGAACTCCGGAGGAATTGATGAAAGAACAAACATGGACGTTCGTCGATAAAACGGCATGGCCAGCGGGGCAATGGCAGCACGAGCCGGACAAGATGCAATGGACCGACGCGGCAAGTGGCCTGCCATGTCTCGCCGTGCGTAATCATGCGGGCGTCTGGTGCGGATATGTCGGCGTTGCCGAGGGGCATCCGTTGTTTCAGGTCGGCTATGACGATGTCGAGGCTGACATCGATGTCCACGGTGGTCTGACCTACTCGGCTCTCTGCGACGAAATGAACGCGCCGCATGGCATCTGCCACATTCCCGAACCTGGCCAGCCCGATCATGTGTGGTGGCTCGGCTTCGACACGGCGCATGCTGGCGATCTGATGCCGCCCTACGCCGCGCTGTACGGGCTGTTGAGGGGTGATACCTACAAGGATCTGAACTATGTGCGGGCTGAGTGTTCCAGCCTCGCAGCGCAGCTTGCCGCCCTGGTGGCCGACGGATTGACGAGGTGATCAATGCCCAAACTAGACGTTTCGACGATTTACGGTCACGGCAGCCAGAAGCCAATTGTGGAGCTGCGGCTGCCGAAACCGAGCAAGACGCAGCCGGCGCATGAGCAGAAGCGGAACCTCGTGCAGATGAGCGTCGACGAGGCGCGCGATCTGGCGATGAACCTCCTGCAAGCTGCCGAGTCGGCGATCCAGGATGCCTTTATCGTCGACTTTATGACCAGGAAGATCGGGCTGGACGATCGGGCCGTCGCCGCATTTCTGGGCGACTTCCGCACGATGCGCCGCGATCGGCAGAATGACGAGACGGCGTGAGCAAGAAGCGCAAGAAGACGCCACCCGACGACGCGACCCTGCGCCGAGCCGAGGCCATGACCGTCCATCGTGAGAAGCGCCGCGAGTTGTGGGAGCGCCTGACGGCAGTGAGCGCCAGGCCCGAGCAGTACGTCGAGGTGATGCGCCTCTATACCATCAAGGGGCCTGCGGCGGCCGAGGCGCGGGTTGTCGAGATCGAGGACAAGCAGGCATGAGTCGAGACGAAATGGAACGGATCCTCGATGACAGGATGCGGGAGATCGCGGCATGGCATCGCCGGCGGGTCGTGTGGTTCTGGATTCACCTCCTGGCCGTGCTTGCGCTGACCGTGCTGATGTGGTGGGTTTTCATCCGATGAGCGGGAAGCTCACGGATGACCAGACGGACGGCCTGTGCCTTGCGCTGGCCTGTCTCGGCGTGCTCACGGCGTCCGTCCTGGTTGTGATCAGCGTGCTCCTGATCATCATCGTCGTGCGCGGCTGTGCGCTCGGGTGCTAATGGCGCAGTATCACGCATAGCATTCTGCGCATGAAAGGATTCCCCCTATGCCAATCACAACCCTTGACGACCTGGCCGTGCCGATCCCGCGCTCGGCCGAGGTATCGCAGGACGCGCTGAAAATCGCCCTCTTGCAACGGGGCGAGGTCATCAGCCTGGCCCGGCCGAATGGCGAGGGCTGGGTATCGGCTCGGCGCCGCTTTGATGCCATCGGCGAGCGGCTGGGCTATGACCTCCGGCTCTGGTGGGCCACGACCGGCGAGCGCTGGTACGTGGTGAGAATGCGCTAGGCGTCCGTGTGGGCGCGCGCTTCTGCGACCTCGCGCACAAGACGCGCGAGCAGCTCTTGATCGTTCTCAGGCCAGCGATCGCCGGCAGCGACGACGAGTTGCGGCGTCAGGATGCCGGCGTCTGTCACCTGCGTCGTGCTTTCCAAGACGACGAGGTCGGCGTCGACGTCGACCCAGGTATAGCCGGCTATGACGTCGCGATAGACGACGCGGATCGTCTCTCCTGGCATGATCTCGCGGTCGAGCTTGGCGACGTCGAGCTGATACGATCGCTGCGGCTCGCTGTTGGCGCGCAGGTGCTCAAACGCAGCGTCATAGAGCTGGTTCCGCGCGGCGATCGTCGAGGTCGGGGTCGGGTCGACGTTCGGCGCGGGCTCGGGTGATATGTCCTGATAATTACGCCGCAGATGGAAGTAGCCGTACTGCGTTTCGGCGGCAGGTCGCACGAGCTGATTATGATCGAGGTCGAGCGTATACCCGGGGGGAGGGGTGCGCGTCGTGCGGTTCGGATCCGAAGCGCTGTCGGCCAGCGTCAGACGATCCGACGCGCGCCCCGCGCCGAACGGCGATATACGTGATATGAGCTCGCTGCTATCATGCAGCACGACGAGCGACGTGATATGACAGACGTCGGGATTGCTCGCTGACGGCGACGCTGCGTTGACCGCACGGATGCCCGACGCAGGTCGCACGTCATACAACCAGACGACCTCGCGCCCTGTCCCGAGCCGAAAATGCGTCCCGGTCGCGTTTGCCAGCTTGATCAGCAGCTGCAAGACGCTCTCGTCGCCCACCTGGTAGAAGACCTGCGCGCGCGTGATCGGCACGCCCGGTGCGGTGTTGGTCGCCGGCGAGCTGATCGTCAGCGACGACGCGCCGACGCTGACGACGGTCGCACCTGCAGGGATGCCGACACCGAAAATAGCGCTCCCCTCGCGGCCTGTCCAGTTGGCGATATTGATCACGTTGGCGATCGTCGTCGAGCCGGTCGTCGTGTCGCCGGTCGACGCGTAGCCGTAGGTATTGACGAGCCACGGCGCGACCGGCAGCGCGTTTGTCGTCGAGAAGATCAGCGTCAGCGCGTCGACGAGCGGCATCGGCCCGCTGCCGTTTTTGAGCGTCATCGCGCCCGCAGGTCGCATCGCGAGCTCGCGCAGCAGGTCGTCGCCGCCGATGCTCAGCACGCGCGCAGCGGTGTCGAGCTCGATGGTATCCACGATGCCGAGCCCGAGATCCGCGCGCACGCCAGCCCGCGACCCGAAGCCGTGCGCGTAGGATCTGAGCTCGACGAGCTGCGCGCGCGGATCTGTCGCCGCGACCTCAAACGCGATCGCACCTGCGCGGTCGAGCCGGCGCGTGCGGCGCCAGGTCGACGCCGTCGCGAGCGGTCCCTCGCCGCGCCTGACCCCCGCCGCTGTCTCGACGTCGATCGACAGCATGCTAGGCCGCCCGGTTCGTGCGCGCTTGCACCGACCAGTTGATCGTATGCCCCGCGATGCCTGTCACCGTCAGACGTACGACCTGCGCCGAGATCCCGAGCGACGCAGCGTATGCCGCCTGACTTTCATAGTCGACGACCGACGAGGCCGGCGCGACGATCGCCGTCGTCACCCCGCCGACCATCTTATAGATCCCGCGCAGCGTATAGCGCGCATTGTCGTCGCCGTTCGTGCGTCGCGCGATGACCGTGAGCTCGACCTCGACGACCTGACCCTCTTGCAGCTGTAGTCGCCAAATAATGTTATTCGGCGTCGCGTCGACCGTCGTCGCGAACCCCTCACCGGGGAAGTTGGCGCCGTAGCTTCCTGCAAGGTACAGCCGAATATCTGCGGTTGTATTGCCGCTGCCGTAGCAGCCGCGCACGACCGGGTCGACGCTGTTGGCTTCGGCCACCTGGATCCCGTACTGCTGCGTATGCACCGCTTGATCGTCGACGCCGACACAATCGAGAATTGCAGGTCGCGTCGAGTTGGTCACCAGGATGCCGCGCTGCCCCGTCTGTCCCTGCCCGTTGTTGAGCGCGCGCGCGCGCTCAACCTGCAAGCGGTCGGTGTAGATCGCAAAAATGCCGTGTCCCTTGTTGAGCGCGGTACGGATCTCGCTGAGCGCGACGCCAGGTAAATAGCTCGTCGACGCGCCGATGACCCGCACCCCGTCGCTCGTCGTCGAGCCCGCCACGCGGAACCCATGCACCCGATGGTCGCGCTCCTGCCCGACCTGCGCGCGTCCGAGGCCTCGGCCAGCGTTGGCGATGACAGGAAGCCCGACAGAGATCGTCAGCGTCGACCCGACCTGATCCGTCGCTGCGGTCGTCGAGTGGGTAAACCCTCCCTCGAGCTCGACGACGACCGACGAGCCGGCTGTAAACGGTGGCCAGGCGACGCCCGTCTCGCTGTCGACCTCCATTTCGATCGTCAGCACCGTCGCGCCGACGAGCGCGTCGACCGTGAGCCGTGCCTGAATGTCGCCAAGCGTGCGTTTGAGCGCGAGCCCTGCGAGCGTGTTCTCGGCGCTGCAATCTATAAACTCCGTCTCGCGACCTTCCTGCGCGACGAATCCCGCGATCGTCGAGTTGATCACATGGCAGTTGAGATAGCGCGTCTTGCGACTTTCGCGTCGCGGATCTGCCGTGGCCCACCCGACGTCAGGGTACGGGTACGTCAGCGCTTGCGTCGACAGCGCTGCGGCATGATACGGCGCGCTTCCTCGATCGCGGAACCCGATCAGCGTGCGACGCGTGCCGCTCGCGACGACATTCTCGACGAGACAATCCTCGACCAAATTCCTGTTCCCGCCTTTGACCTGGAACGCATAATAAAACGGACTGTCGGCGGCGAGACAGCGCTCCAACCGACAGTCATCGCACATATGCAAGAGGAAGCCGAACGATTGCCCGCCCGAGCCCCTGACGCCGCGCACGACGCAGCGCTCGACGCTCGACTTTTGGCATATGTCGAGCGTGATCGCCGTGCCTGATGCACTCTCTTTGACGACGTCGCGGATCGAGCACTCGATCCCCCACGAGATGCGCGGCGCGCGCGCGACCTGCAAGGGGTCGAGGTAGTTCGTCCCAATGCGCCAGTTGACGATGTGAGAATTACGGACAGCGTTTGACCAATTGCCCGCGACGCCGCTGTCGCCGTTGATGTAAAAGCGCCCGGTCGAGGTGCCGACGACGAGCGCGCCCAAACCGTCGAGCACGACGTTACTCGTGCGGATCACGACGTCAGACATGATCAAATAGGAAGCACCAGGACCGCCCGCGACGATGCGCCCGCCCCCGCCCAGGTTGCTCAGGTAGTCGACGGCTTCCTGAAACGCGGGCGCGCTATCCTTGACGCCGTAGGGGTCGGCGCCGAAAAACTCGACCGCGACCGACTTCGCGAGCACGTCGATCACCTGCGGCAGCGTCATCCCCGCGCTTTCAGATCCTGGCGCTGCCGTGCGCGCGAGCACGACCTCGCGCGACGAGATCCCGACGACCGAATTGACGCTCGCGACCTGCTCGTCGAACCAGTCGACTGGAATATGCTCGACGAGGTGAATGATATTCGGCGCGATCGGGGCCTGACAGCGCGCGACATGCAGCCGGCCATAATCGTTGACGACTTCGAGCCATATTCCCTCGAGGAAGTCGGCGGCATCCTCGACGCGCAGCGCAGCCGTGCAGACGTCGCCGCTCGTCTCGTGCGCGCTGGCGGCGATCGTCGTCGACGCGCGCAGCTCGTCGGCAGCTGTCACGTCGATCGGGCCGTACCGCCCGTTATACGCGCTCGTGCCGACGACCTCGACATAGTCGCCGTCGCTCATACGGTGCGCGCCGGCTGTCACGATGACGAGCTGCGCGCCGTCGCTGCCGATATCGGCTATGTGGCGCGCACCTGCAAGATGCGTCAAACGGGTCGTCTGCGCGCCACAGCAGACGCTCGACATGCTCTCGACGACGTCGAGCCGCTGGTCGAGCGCGCTGTCGTTGGCTTTCCTGACGGCAGCTTCGGCGGCATTGTCTCGCGCTCGCGCTTCGGCTTCGGCTGCGTCGGCGGCAATACGCGCGGCGGCTTCGGCCTGGTCGCCGGCGATGCGCTCGGCCTGTTCGTGTGCGTCGGCATCCATGCGCGCGTCGCGCTCGTCTGCGTCGGCTGCGATACGCGCGTCGCGCTCAGCTGCGACCGATGCCGGCAGCTCGGGCGTCAGCGTTGGATCCAGAATACTCATGCAGGTATACCCCTCATGCGACCGTGAGCGCGGGCTTCGCGGTGATGCCGCCCGCAGCGTTTCGGGTGACCAGCGGCTGCGTGACAGCTTTCCCGCTCAGGACGTGGGTGATGTGGTACGCGTCGACCGCTTCCCAGGTCGTATTAACCGCGTCAGTTGTAAAGGTTCCTGTCGAGCCGTCAGGCCACAAGACGCCCGCGCTCGCGACGACACGGACATAGGTCGCGTTATACGTGATCGTCAGCATCTGGTATGCAGCCGCTTCGGTCCACGCTTTGAGCTGCGCGACCGTCGCGCCAGCCCCGCCGACGAGGTTCGTCAGCGCTGCGTCGAGCGCCGCGAGGGGCGCATTGACGATCGCCGCGTTTGCCTGCGCGCCGACGGCAATCGGTACGTGATAATTTGTCGACATAGTTAGGCCCACCCATCGCTATAGATTGCCGTGAGTATCGCGTCAGTCGTGCTCGTGATCGTCACCTCGACGACCGTCGTCCCTGGATCGAGCTGGAGCCAGCCGGGGATCAGGTGTCCCGCGTCGAGCGTAAAATGCGCGTAATCCCCGACATACGCGCCCGTATCGTTTGTCTCGACAGCTTGCCGGCCAGCGTCGATCCGCAGCGTGTGGCCTGGAAAGATGGCGCCCGTATAGAGTAGCCGCGCCTGGTCGCTGCCGTCAGGCCCGATCGTCCTGATGCTGACTTGCGATATGCCGACGGTGCTCGCGCGCACCTCGAAGATAGGATCAAGGATTGTCGCGTTGCCGGCGTTGACCAGGCTGAATATCGTCATGCTCGACGCCGACAGGTTGAACACGTCGCCGGTCTGCTCGTCGAAGACGAGCCCCGCGTCGAAGTGATAGCCGGCGTCAAACGTCCAGCCGTCGCCGTGCGCGCTCCCGCGCCAGGGGGGATCGTAGAGCACAAACTCGGTATCGACGTCGAGCGCCACCTCGGGACAGCCGCGAAACAATGCGCGCGGCTCGCGCAGCGCGTCGACGCTCGACAGCTCGGCCATGGTCCAGACGACCGACCCGTCAGGTCGTCGCGCATACAGCGGCTGCACGGTGCCGCGCGCTGCACAAAGCGCCGCAAACGCGACGTCGACCTCGACGAGCGACGCGCCAAGCATCGTCCCCGTCCGGCGCAAGACGCGCGCCCCCTGCGGTGCTTGCTCGACGCCGTAGCCGCGGTACGCCCCGCCAGCCGGCAGGTCGAGGTATGACGCGCGCGTCCCTGATGCGCCGACGGGCTCGCTCGGGTCATAGATAGGAAGCGCGATCGCGCCGAAGCGCTCATAGCTCAGCAGCACTTAGATCACCCCCTGCGAGCGCGCTGTCAGACGCAGACCCTGCGTTGCACCGAGCCGCGCTTGCTGTCTGACCCCTGCGGGCGTGCCGGCAGCAAACGTCTGGTTGATCGTGATCGACGAGCTCGTCGACTGAGCACCGAAGCCCGACCCGCCGCTCGACTTCGTACCCCCGCCGAGTAGCGGGATATTCGGCACGGCAGGGATCGAGTTAATAATGCTGATGACGCGGTTGAGCACGTCGATCGCTTGTTGGAGCAGACTGTTAAGCCCGTCGAGCAGCCCTTGCACGATCGCGCGACCGATGCCGTAAAGCGCGGTACTGGCCCACCCGATCGCACCTGAGATCCAGCCGGTGATCGTCGACTGGATCGTATCGAGCGCGCCAGGAAGCGCAGGTATGACGACCGTCGCGATCCAGTTCACAAACTCGGCGCCGAGCCGCGCCAGCACCGGCACGACCTCGCGCGCAGCTGACGAGATAAAGGTCGTCAGCGCGTCGAGGATCGTCGCGAGCGCGCCAGGAAGCGCAGGAATGACGTCGAGCGCGACCCACTTGACGAACGCCAGCCCGAGCCGCGCCAGCACCGGCACGACGTCGCCGGTCGTCGAGACAATCCACGCGATCAGATCGCCCGCCATTTTCCCCAGGTTTGCGCTCAGTCCCGGCAGCGCGTCGAGCACCCAGGCGATCGCGGCCGCGCCGAAGTCTTTGAGCTGCGCGATCCATCCCGGCAGCTGCGCGACGATCCACGCGAGCATCGTCTGACCGAACGCGCGCAGGTTCGCGAGCAGCGGCGGCATGGCGTCGACGATCCACGCGACAAACGCTTTGCCCCACGTCAGCAGCTGCGCGATCCAGACCGGCCCCTGCTCGACAATCCACGCGGCGATCGAGGTCGCGAGCGCTGCAAGCTGCGGTTGTACGACCGCCCACACGCCGCTAAACCCGCCCTCTTGGAACACCGTCAGGATGCTCGACGCCCACGCGGTGACCCCGTTGAGCGCAGGAAGCAAGCGCGCCCCGATACCTTCCGCCATCTCTCCGAGCTGGTCGGTCAGCTGCGCCCACCCACCGTTTGCAGTAGCGGCAGCTTGCGCGCTTCCTCCAAACTCTTTATTGAGCTCGGCGAGGATCACCGTCTGCGCGCCGGTCATGTCGCCGGCTTCCTGCATGACGCGGATCTGTTCCTTCTGCTCGTCGGTAAAACTGACGCCGACGCGTGACAGCGCGCTGATGCCCTGTATCGGATCGTTGAGCGCCTTGCCGAGCTGGACGGCCGCGCCGCCCGCATCCGTACCGAGCGCTTGCGCCATGTCGATCATCGTCTGCGTCGTGTCGGGCAGCACCTCTTTGATATTGGTAAACGTGAGCAACATATTTTGGCCCTTTTCGATATCGTCGTCACCGAAAAGGGACTTGCCCGACGCAGCGCTCAGCGAGCCGGCCATGTCTGCAATCTGCTCGGCACTAAACCCCGCAGCGCCACCGGTACTCTCGATCACGGCTTGCGTCTGCGCGAAGACCTGCGCGGCGTCGCGCGCGTCCGAGATGCCGCCCGCGACCGCGCTCGATAATGCCTCAAAGCCTTTTGTCGCGATGCCGAGCACGGCGCCGCCCGCGAACGTGCCGACAGCCGTCGCGATCCCCTGCCCGATGCCTGACAGCGTCTTGGTTGCCTCGTCCTTGGCGCTGACAACAATTTCGACGTTCTCGGTATGTGTCGACATTAGCGGCGCTTCCTCCGGATGCGAGCGCGAGCGCTTTCGACCTTCTGGTGCTCAGCTTCGGCAGCTAAGCACGCGAGGTGCGCGAGCACGACGTCGAGCGGCTGCTCGTCGAGCTCGCGCGGCGTACAGTGATACACGCGGCATAGGCTCAACGTCAGGTAGTGCGGCGATCCAATCAGGCCGCGCCGCAGTCCGTCTATGACGGCGCGGCCTGTGGGTTTTTTGGTGACATTTCCTCATTGATCTGCGCCATGAGCGCGAGGATCACCGCGCGTGTCTCTTTGAGGGGGATCGCGTCGAGCCCGCCGACGACGACCTTCGCGAGCACGTCGTCGAGCACATCTTGTGCTGCAGTCGTGCCCTCTTGCATGGTTCGCAGACGGCGCATGTCGCCGTAGCTCAGCGCGGCCAGGTCAAACGTCACCGAGACAGTACCCGCCTCGCGGGAAGGCGCGCTGGCTGTCTCGATAGGTGCTGTTCCGTTGCTCATGGCGCTGGAATGTCGCGCCAATCGACCGTCGGCGCGCTGAGCGTGGCGATAAAGAACAGGGGCGTGTCGGCGTCGTTGTCCAGGTCCGGCTCGTCAAAGCTGGTGACCCGCGCATCGGGCGCGTACCACTCTTTCGTGCCTCCGGACGGGGACCAGCGCGCCTGGATGATGTCGCCCGAGTAGTGCAGCGCGCGCAACGTCGCGTAGAGCCCCGTATCATCCTCCTGATACAGATTGTCGATCTCCACCTGGGTCTCGGGCGCTGCGCCGGCGCAGGTCACCGCGCCGTCCGACGTCATGTACGTTAAGACGTCCCGATCGCGCGACGCCGGGTTGACATGCCGCACGGTCGCGCGGTGATTGGTCCAGGTTGTCCCGTCTGGACTGGTTTGCAGGTCAAACCCACTTGGACAGAATGACTCGACAGCCATAGCTTCCCCCTTTAGCCATTGGATAGGACCAGCACCAGATCGGCAACGCGAAAATCCACCCCGCCGATGGTGCGCCAGTCATAGGCGACGCTTTCCAGCGTGCATTTGCAGACGCCCTCGAGCTGCGCGCCGTGCAGATCGTTGGCGACCAGGTCGACCAGGTCGATCAGCTGATACTCGGCCGCCGGCGCGTCCTGATAGGAGACGACGAGCGTCAGCGTCGGCCGCAGACCAACGAACGCAAACGTGCGCGGCGGTCCTGCGACCTGGGTCGACAGCAGATAGGCGCCAGGAAGCCGCTGCATGGCGCGTGGTAAGCCGATGAGCAGCTCGAGGTCAAGAACTGCCAGCCGCGCTGCCAGCGCCTCGTAGGCGGCCCGCTGTGCGAAGAGCGCCATGCTAGCCCTGCCTCGTCACGATGCGCGCACCGCAGCGCTCGACGATCTGGCGTATCGTCGGCTGGCTCTTGTCCAGCGCGCGCGTCATGAACGGGTTGCCTTTGGTGGCAGGATGCTCGACGAGCCTGACCGGATGCAGCGCACCCTTCCAGTACAGCGCCTTCTTTGCTCGAGGCACGATGGTCCGCGCTCGAGCGCCTTCATGCACCGGCACGGCATAGGGCACGTTCGGCGCGACGACATAGCGCGCGGGGCCGCCGGCCTGGTACGCGATGCCGCGACGCAGCCGCCCGGTCCGGGATGGCGCTTCCCTCTTCGCGGCCGCTGTCAGGACGGTCGCGGCCTCGAGCGTCGCGCGCGCTGTCTCAGGCCCGACGGCGTGCGCCCAGCGCTGGATGCGCGCCGCGATCTCGGCCGCGTTGCTCGACAGCTTCACATCGCCACCGCGCCTGCTTCGATGCGCAGCTGCCGCAGCGCCGCCTTCTGGCGATCGTTGAGCTGCCCCACATACTGATAGCCGGACTGCCCCTCGGCGCCGACCGTTTCGAGCAGGCTGCTTGTGCCTTTGGTGAGGAAGATGCTGGACGCGAGCTCCACGGTGATCTGCTTGAGGTCAGCCGGCGCGGGCAGGACGATCAGCACGCCGACGAGCAGGCGCGCGATGGTCGACTCGGCCGCGTCCAGCGCCCATTCCAGGGCCGCGTCCTGTTCGGCGCCCTGCGGGACTTGATCGAGCGCGATACGCAGCTCTGAGATTGTGACCCATGTTGCCATCGGCCCTAGCCCTCACTCGCCTCTTTAGGCGTCTTGCGGATCGGCGTGGCCTTCTCAGGCGTGGCCACGGGTTGCGGCTCCACGGGCGCGGGCACCGGGAACACCTGCCCCGTCTCGCCGTCGATCCAGCCGCCTTTGTCCGGGACCGGAACCGTCTCACCTTCCTGGTACACGGGCGTCTCGCCTGTCGTGATGGTTGGCTTCTCGCTCATAGCTCGTCTTCCTTTTGCTGGTGGCCCGCGCGTGATTCGCACCACGCGCGGGCCGGTTGGCGATCGTCCACTTGCCTAGGGAATGGTGCCGGCAGCCTTGCAGATCAGCCAGGGTCGCTCGACC